CAGAGGCCGCTTGTTCAAGTAGGCCCAATCTAGTCCAAGGTTGCATGTCGTTGGCTTGCCAAAGATTCACGTAATCGGTGAGGTTCGCCTGATTGGCCGCGTCGATCAGGTTTCCTGCCTGCAACTGAGCATTTGCGCCAGCAAGCTGGTTTTGGAAGTTCTGCTGATCGAGGCCAGCCATCGAGGAAGCCGCGCCCTGCGCCTGTCCAATGCCCGTCGAGAGCATTTGCGCCCTACGGTTCCAGTCGTCGGCAAGGGACTGGTTTTCGAGGTTGCCAAGCTCCCTTACGAGCGTGCCAGTCTCAACATTGCTATTCCCGCGCCCCATGCCTGAATACAGGCTGCGAACACGATTGGCGGTGGCGTCGAGCGCAGGTTGAAGCGCCTTTTCACGATAGGCATTTTCGGATGTGTAGTCGTTATTGAGGGCCAGGCCGCCCAATTGGCCGAACAGATCGCGTGTGCCGGACGTGTCGTAATTCGCGCCGGCATTATACAGGTTTTCAATGCCTGACGTTGTGGCCGCCGAGGGCTGCGCGACTGTAGAGCCTTGATAAACGTTGCCGCCCTGCCCCGAAGCGTAAATCTTCTGCGCTTCGGACCCGGCTGTTTGGAACGCGCCCTTAGCCCAGTCGGGCGGGCTGTTCTCGGTCTTTGTACTTGAGCTAGACCCCATCGGCGTCCACCCTCTTTCTTAGAATTGTCGTGCTTGGCTCGTAACCATACGCAGCCGTTACCTTGCCCCCTGCAGGCAGCCCCTCGATGCGCTTGTCGGTTATGCCTTCGCTGGCTGCATAAGCTTCCAATGCCGCGCATATCTCAGCGCGTGCCTTGATAACCCCTGCCCCGGCCATGTCCTTGAGCGTTACAAACCGCTTGCCAGTCGCAAGGTTTGTCTCGATTTCCGTCATTGCAAACGCCATGAAGGCGTCATCATTCAGAACCAGCCACAGTTTGCGTCGCCCTGAATGCCAGCACGAAAGCAATACGCTGTAGCTCACCTCATCCGGCAACTTTGCCTTTAGTGCAGCCATTGCCGCGAAGATTTCAGGCCAGTAAACATCAATTTGCCACGGCATCCAGCCCGTGGTGTCTACGACCCTGACTGTCACGCTATCGCCAGCCTGTCGGCCTGCCGGGAACGTCAATGCCCTGCGCTTTCGTCCAGACAATATCCTCTGGAATTGCCAGCCGGAACGTGAACCACCGCGCCTCTGCAATGAAATCTATCTGCCCCGTTATTGGGTTGGGCTGGTTTTCAGCGCTCCACGTAACCGTATCGCTCAGCAGATTGCGGGTGCCTATCGCGACTGTGCAGGCGTCCGTATCCACAACAGGATAAACACCATCGAGGAACGTAAACCGCCCTGTAGTGGCCCCTGCTTCCTGCGTAACCACTGTAGCAGCCGCATTCCCGCCGGACAGAAAGCCGAACTGCCCGTTGACGTCCATTAGCCCCATAAGAGGCGCACCGCCCTTGAACATCGCCGAATCCAGCGAAACGGGTATGCTGTCCACACCACCGGGAAACAGCGCATCCAAGGCTTCGAGGCTATAGCCTATCGTTGCCGAACCGAACGGGAACAATATCCCCAAGGCTGCATCAAGCAGCGTCCATTCCTGTTTCGTCCAGTCGAACACCAGAACGACATCAAAGGAATCGTCAGACGAGCTAACCTGAAGGCAGAAATAAACCCGCGTATAAAACGGGTCTACCGCCGCCATGATGCTTGTCAGGCCGACGCCGGACAATTGGCCGAACCACGTCCTGTCAACCTTCTCATCCCCGACAAAAATAGGTGTCCCATCTGCCTGAAGCTGGATAAACGCGCCAACCGAAGCAAAGAACATTGTCGCACCGCGCGAGCATACGGAATATGGAGCCTCGGCTCCCAGATCCTCGTGTATTTTCTGAAAGGTGAACACTTCCAGAGATCCGGGAACATAAGTTGCAGCCCGCACGCCTCGCTTTTGAACGATAAACGGGTTCGTAACCGAATTGGACCCCATGATCTGGAACCCATCGGGGAAAGTCTGTGACCCTGAGTTTCCTGTAGACCAGTTGGTGATATTGTTCGTGTCGGACCAGTAAACGGTGTTTGTATCATCCCACAGAGCGAGATAATCACCCCAAAGCGCCGCGCCTTTAGCATTTGGTGGTGAACCGCCCAGATCAGCAAACTGGCTGCTTACGCCCAACTGGAACACTTGTGGTGCAGTGTTGATGTTCCCCGCAACCACATAATCCCCGAACTGAACAAACCACCATCGCTCCGCCGCGGATGCCGAATAGCTTGCTGCTGGTTTAGACACATCGGCAAACGCATTCGTGACGGTGTTCAACTTCCACAGCTTGTTGCCCGTACCGGCAAAAACATGCACCGAACCGTCCAGCGCCTGTGCCGTAATGCCCCCATTGGGCGTGCCGGTAATGGCTGAAACAAACGGGACGAACTTCTTGACCGGAATATACCCGTCCGGCGAAACAAAGACATTCGTGGCTTGCTGTGCGAACTGCGAATTAACCGCGGCCCTGTCCGGTCGATACGGAGCGAACGGAAGCAGGGTCATGCGAAGTCCCAATAACGATTACGGCCAATCGAGGACAAGGCCGGATCAACCGTCAGTGTGCCGCGCTTGCCCTGCGCCAATTGGCGTTTGACTGATGGAAGCCCTTCCGCCAGCACCGCAATGAAAGGCCCAGCTTCATCAGATGCGCGCTTGAGGATATTGCCCCAGATAAGCGTTGCCGCGAGATAAATGTCAGGATGATAGGTGAGCAGCCAATTCGTCGGTGCGGCGTCGGATAGGTTAAACCGCTGCGCAAAAAGAAACCGCAAGGAATAGGCTTGGTCTGCCGGGCGATCAAAGGTGATGGTGTTCGGCGTGTACGCCCATATTGCAGGAGCATCAGGGTCCGACAGATACGGGAACGTACCGTCTGCGCGCTTCAGAACTTCCCGCTCGTCACCCAATGCAGGATCGGCCAAAAACAGCGCTATAGGTTCCTCGACCGAATGCGATGTAACGTCAATCGTCCTGATCGAAGGAGTTGCGGTAATCGTGGCCGTGGTTTCAACCGGATCAAGTTCACGGTTTAGCCGTGCTTCGGCCAGGGCAATGAAATCCTCGGCATAGCCAGCCATGTCAGAACGGGCCAGCCACGTTGAGACGGAAGCTTTCAGCTCGCTGAATGTACTAAGCGCCATTATCAAACCTCGACGGTTTCACGGCCCGCAGGACGTAGATGAATTGAAGGTCTTGCGTTGTTTCGGAACGGATCAGGTCGAAGTCAGCACGATAGCAAAACCGATAATCTGTCATAGGAGTAATCCCAACTTGTGCATCGTAGTTAGGTTGACTCAGGAAAGTTAGTATTTCTGGGCCGAATACTCTGCAGTGGCCCGGGTCCATCCATGCCCAAGGTGATAGCCAGTGCGGACTGATCCCGAAGAAATGCCCGCCAGGCTTCAGGGCCTTCCAGATGTTCGACCATTGGCGAAAGAAGAATCGAAAATCTCCCTGCTGGCCGAAGTGTTCCATAACGTCATACGCATGGATTTCGTCACAGGTACTAGCTTCGAACGGCAAACACCCGTCCGAGAGGTCATAAATGACGTTAGGATTGTGGCTGGCGTCGAAATCGACTGTAACCAGCCCTTCCCATCCCTCCTTGCCAGGCAACGAAAGCTTCTTGGCGTGGTTGGAGCCGCAGCCTAGGAGGACTTGCATTCAGACAACCATTCATCAGGATCGCCCGCAAAGGCTTGGAAGCCATCGTAATGTCGAAGGATAATGGACGGATCTATCCAGACCTCGCCGCCGTGGTCGCGCCATAGCCGGGAAAACCAGAAGTCCTCTCCATATTTGACGCCCTCGTGGATGCCCTCAGTGAAATAGTCTCGCAAAACCCCGTCCGGCCCCTGATAGGCTGGGACATGCGGCTCAAGCGTTTCAAATACCGTCCTGTCGATCTTGAGGAAGCCTGTAGGCACGCCGCCAACCCGGTACAGATCGCCAATTTTCACGATGGGCTTGTGATAGTGGAATTTCTCTGTCGGCTCTTTGGTCCGGTAAGTCGCGCCGATGACTGGTTCCGGCCTCTTTGCCACCTTGACCAAATCGCCTGCCTTCCAGCCTATATCCGCATCCACGAACACCATTTGCTGGCATTCAGGAACGCCCATAAAGCGGCTGACAATCATGTTGCGGGCATGCCCTATCAGGGAACACCCGCAGAGAAATTCAACCAGCAGGTAAACCCCTTCCCTCTGGGCAAGAAGCTGCTCGGAGAGAAGGGATTCGACTGTGGCTACGCATGGCTTCCCATCCATAGACGGGATGCCAACGTAGATGATCAAGCAGAGCCTTTCATCAGGCCAAGCGCAACCAGAGCTGTACGCATCTCGATAACGAGAGCAATCGTAGAGGTCGTGGTAGCGCCTGCCGTAATGGCAGATTGAGCAGTCGCCGCAGGCTGGACAACAGCCGTCACGCCGAAGAAGCCTACTTTGTCAGAGGCAGACTGGCCCAGCACAACGCCGTCCGGCCCACCGTCACTAAGCTGTTTCTTAGCCATAGTGATTTTCCTTGTTCCAGAGAAAAGAAAGAGGGGCCGTGAAGCCCCTCAAGGTTAGGTCGAACCGCTGATGCGAACAGCGAGGCGAGGATCGATGGCCTTGGTTCCATACAAAACATCGAGTCGCCATGCGCTTTCGTCATTCACGCCGTCATAGACGGGGATGACGCGCACCGATGTACCCTTATAGGTACGACGAGACACATCAACCGCGCCGGGAGGCGAGACAAGCGGGACAGTCACCAGAGCAAAGGCGTTCTTGTGGAATACCATGTTCTGACGGTAGCCCGTTCCTGCCGTGCCCATTGCCGTAATGGCTTTGGTGTTCAGGTCGGTCGTGCCAGCCGTCACAGCAATGTTCTGGAATGCACCAGACCAGATCATGGCCGGGTACAGCACCAGTGAGTTCGAGCTGTACGAGACAACCGTGAACTGCTTGTTGAACGGAAGGCGCTGCTTGGTAACCGGGTTGACCGCCCACACGTCAGCAATCGTGAACACGTCGCCGGGGTTCAAATCCACGGACGAAGTGGTGATCGTCTGCTGCATCGTATCCTTGACAGTCGCATAGGATACAGTTGCAGCCGTGATCGAAGCACCAACCGTACCTGACACGTCCGCGCCAACCGTATGGGTCGGAACGTTCTGCGTCATGTACATATCGACGCCGCCAACTTCGCCAGCATTGCCCTTGCGGTAGGCCGGTTTGTTGATGGTGTCGTTGTACAGGCTGGTCTGCGAGCCAACCAGCGCCCAATGATCTGCGGGCGAAAGTACGGCAGTGCGCTCATCCTGCGGGACGGCGTATTCGTCAAGACGTTCCGGTGCCTTGGCGAAATCAGCGAATGAGTTGATCAACTCACCCGGCGTTCCAACCCAGTTCGGAACAGACGAATACAGCGCCATCAGGTCGCGGTCCATCTGGTTGGCAAGCTGCACCATCGCAGGCTTGATAACGCGGTCAGACAGATCCTCGATGCGAAGCGTCAAGTCCTGGGAGGTGAACTTGAAGTCAACGCCCTTGCGCTTGTCCACGGTGATCGTGGTCTTGCCTTCGACCACATCCTGAACGGCCATCGTAGCGCCGTCGCGGACAGTGAAATCGGTAGGCTTGCGAATGGATACAGTCTCACCGACATTGTACCCATTCACCTTCTTTTCGAACTCATTCTCATAGCCGCGAAATACTTTCTTCGCCATGACGAGTTCATTGTCGAGGATCATTACTGCCTCTTTGGCAATAATGTCCGCCGTCAACGTAGTATTACTCATATTAGGCTCCATCGGGCCGCACAGGGCGGCGCGGGGACTGGACAGCCATCTCGGCGTTCAATCCGGGTCTGAGGGGTTAGCGTCTGCCCCCGTTCCGAGCGCGCACGTACTCGTCCATATCCATGGACCCGTAGTCTTTTCGTGCGGGCGGGTTTGCCTTGGCTGAAACCACTTTGAGCGGCTCCGCTTTCGGCTGTTGGGGCTTGGCCGGTTGCTTGTTAAGGGCTTGGAGGCCGACCCATGCGAGGTGGAGTGTTCGGTACACGCGCGGGTCCATCAGTTGGCTGATTTCCCCGTCTTGAAAGCCGAGTTCCCTTGTTGCGAGGTCGCGCAGTTCAACGTCTACTTGAGGCGTCCAGCCCTTGATGCTCTTGGCGTAATCGGCAGTTTCCTGAAGGCGCCTGGCAGTGTCCTGCTTCGCCAGTTCAGACCGATTTGCCTGCATCTGCTGAATCTGTTGCTCAGTGGCGTAGTAGTTGCCCTGAAGTTGCTGGAACCGTCGCCAATGCGACTGGGCGGACACAAAGTCCTCCTGCTCCAGCCTTGTCCAATCTGCTTCCGACAGCTTCGAATATTCTTCTAGCTGGCCTTGCAGATTGACGAGTGATGCGCGGGCCTTCAGTTCCTCGTCGGATTGCTGAAAACGCTGCTGCAACTCGGTTTCACGCTCTTGATACTGGCGATCCTTATCGGCAAGCGCCTGTGTCTTTCGCGTGTAGTCTGCGTGCATCAGCACGCCGTCCTTCAACCCTTTTGGGCCTCGGACTTTCTGTCCGTTCCAGTCAAATTCCTCGCTGTCGTCGTCCGGCTCTGGCTGTTCTGCCGCGCCTTCTTCCGGTGCAGTCTGGTTGTCGTCCAGGATGGCTTCGGGTTCGTCTGCCTCGATTGCTGGTGCTTCCAGTTCGGGCGCGACAATGGGTTCCTGATCTTCAGGCAAGAGAATGCACTCCTTCTAAGGGACCGGACGCCGACACGGCGTTCGTCTGTAGGTT